ACTGGTAATTTAGATTACGACCTTACATCAGGAACAAATTTTACTGGACCACGGTGGTATACCAACCTTAGAACTTCAGATAGTATAAAAATCAATAGCGATGATCCTTACATAATAATGTTTGAAATCGTTGTTGAGCCTCCCACTACAAAAGACAAGGTACAAATTTCTATTGGAGTAGCCGAAGATCCAACTTCAACAGTTAGAGGTACGATTTTGTTTTCAGGTCAGGTTCTAGAATACGTTTCTACAACAGGTAACCCCCGTATGGGACCAATTGTTGTTAATGCAAACACTATTCAAAATGTTAACAACAAGATTGGCTTTAGCACATTTGCTTCAATCACAGCAAGACTCGGTAACGTTTCTGCGTTTAATCTAGATTCTTCTAGCGGGCTTCTAAATGAAACTTCAGTAACAGCAAATAGAGTCTATACTTCTTCAACCGACTTGTTCCTAGTAGTTCAGGCGGGCATAGATTCAACAGGCACAATTAGTGCTTGTGATATCCAAGCCAAGCTCCGATACAGAGTAATTAGAATTAGTGAGTTCCCACTGTAAAAGTACGCTGCTTTTAAGTCTAGAACATACTATTTAAAATGAAAAACTATTATTATAGGAGTTTTTGTTTATGTCTTCACTATTAGAGCAAGCAATTGTAGACGCCAAGGCGTTGAAGGAAGCCGCAATGAAAAACGCGGAAGCCACCATTATCGACAAGTATTCAGACGAGGTTAAGTCTACCCTCAACCAGCTTTTAGAGCAGGATGAGTTAGCAGCAGCACTCGGCATGGCTACCGAAGCACCCGAAGCCGAAGAAACCATGGAAGAGGAAGTTGCGAAGGATGAGATTGCCGAGGGTGTTCCCGATGCCTTTACCGAAGACGTTGCTGAACTCGATGGCGTAGCTGAAGGCGAAGAGCAGATGGTTACTGTTGACTTTGCTGAGCTTGCTGAGGCTCTAAAGGAACTTCGCGAGGGTGTTGAAGAAGAGACCCTTGAGGAAGCCGAAGAAGAACTAGAAGAAGCTAACTGCTCTCCTGGCGCAAGAGACGAAGAGCCAATGGACGAGGAAGTCGAACTTGACGAAGAGTCCATTATGGAAATGGTTGCTGCTATGCTTTCTGGCGATTCTGCCGCTGCAGAAGAGGAAGCAGACGCCGACCAGATGCAGGCTGCTGGTCTCGAAGAAGCCGAAGAGGAAGAAGAAGTTATGGAAGAAGGTGAAGATGAAGATCTTTACGAAGAACTTTCTGATTCTATGCTTGATGCAATTGTAGAAAAACTTACCGTAGACATGGGTGCTACGCTAGGCGGCTGGGCTGGACGCTCTGAAGAAGCAGTCAAGCACCAGATGGAGCTAGAGATGGCACATCGCCGCAGCACCGAAGTCGCAGAAGAACTCGAAGCACTTAAGAAGGCTCAAGAAGAGCTAGTGTTCGAGAACAAGAAATTAAAAGAAACACTTTCCAACTACCAAGAAGTAGTGGGATCCCTTAAGGAGAATGTGCAGGATGTAAATCTTAGTAATGCACGACTCCTTTACACCAACCGCACGCTAAGAAATACCTCCCTGAATGAGCGACAAAAAGAAAGAATTGTCGAAGCGATTTCTAAGGCTGGTTCGGTTGAGGAAGCAAAGACAATCCACGAGACACTTCAAAGCACAGTGGCGTCCACTCCCGCGAGAGGACCACAATCACTAAGCGAAGCTATCACCCGTCCAACTTCCGTTATCCGTGCATCTCGTAAGGAAGAGCCAAAGGCTGACCCCTTTACTACGAGAATGCGTAAACTAGCAGGTATAAACTAAATCAAATTTAAGGAGGATTTATAATTATGTCTAGTATTGTTGAAAGACTCACCGAGGGTGTAGTCAACCGTGATATGCGTGCTGAGTCCCACGCTCTTCTATCTAAGTGGAAGAAGACTGGTCTCCTCGAAGGCATTGAGACCGAGCGCAAGCAGAACTCAATGGCCCGTCTACTTGAGAACCAAGCCAAGGAGCTACTCCGTGAGAGCACCTCTATGGCTTCTGGTGATGTCGAAGGCTTCGCTGCCGTCGCATTCCCAATCGTTCGCCGCGTCTTCGCTGGTCTTATCGCCAACGATCTCGTCAGCGTTCAGCCCATGAGCCTCCCCTCTGGTCTCATTTTCTTCCTCGACTTCACCTTCTCTGGTGACCTCGGTGGCGGAACCGCCTCTGGCGATCAGCGTATGGGTAACACCTACGGCAAGTCAATTTACGGTACCGACAAGGTAGGCTCTGGTATTACCACTGGTGTCGAACTTGTTGACGCCCGTGCTGGCGACCTTTCTGGTCCACGCACCTCTGCCCGTGGTTACGCTTACGCTAGCCCAACTGGCTCCTCTGTTGTTTCATCTTCTGTATGTACTTTTGCTGGATTTGAAATCGGTGCTGGCAACGATGACGATCGCAAGGCTATTCAGTACGATGCTGATATTCTTGCGCTCTCTTCTTCTACCGCTGGTCCCTACGTCCTTAAGGTATCTATCCCCAAGAACGCCGCTTCTCTAGAGACCGCTGGCTTCTGGGCTAACCTTGATTATGACAACCTAGCAGCAATCTCTGCCAGTGTTGACCAGCTATCAGATCTATGCGACGTTTCTGGTATAACTTCTGCCAACACTTCACAGATCCGCCGCCTCTCCCGTCGTGACTCTGCTGATACCAACGTTGACCTTTACTTCGTCACCGAGCAGGACACCACCTCTGTTGCCGCCAAGACTGGTCTAACAGCAGATATGGACTTCTCTTACCCAATCGTTGACGAGCTTGGCAACGGTGGTTCTATTGGCTCTATCGTTGGTGGTAGCCCATTCGGTCTAGAAGCAAGCACTGAGATCCCCGAGATTGACATCAAGGTCGATTCTATCGCAGTTACCGCTCAGACCAAGAAGCTCAAGGCTAAGTGGACCCCCGAACTCGGTCAGGACCTCAACGCTTACCACAACCTCGATGCCGAGGTCGAGCTTACCAGCCTTCTCTCCGAGCAGATTGCTCTAGAGATTGACCGTGAGATCCTTGCTGACCTAGTTAGCGGTGCTACCGCAGCTACCCGTTACTGGAGCCGTGCTCCCGGTCTATTCGTAGATTCTAACGGTGCCGAGATTGGTGCTAACACCAAGGCTCCTGACTTCACTGGTACTGTCAGTGAGTGGTACGAGACCCTCGTTGAGACTATCAACGATGTCTCTGCTCAGATCCACCGTAAGACTCTACGTGGTGGTGCTAACTTCGTCGTCTGTGGACCCGAAGTTGCCAACATCCTTGAGTTCACCGCTGGCTTCCGCGCAAGCGTCACTCACGACGACGAGAAGGGCTCCATCGGCGCTCTCCGCGTTGGCTCACTAAGCAAGAAGTTTGATGTCATTGTTGACCCCTACTTCCTCCGCAACGTGATCCTCGTTGGTCGTCGTGGTGCTTCTTTCCTCGAAAGCGGCTATGTCTACGCACCTTACGTGCCACTACAGACTACTCCCACAATCTTTGGACCGGAAGACTTCGTTCCGCGTAAGGGTGTTATGACCCGTTACGCCAAGAAGATGGTCCGTCCAGACATGTATGGTCTAGTCGTCGTCCGTGGTCTCCTAGGTGAGTCTGGCTCCTGATAGCTAACTAACCCAAAACTAAGCCCCTCACCTTATGGTGGGGGGTTTTTTTATTATATGAGGCTTTTAATAAAACATTATACTATTTAATATGAATTCGCGATGTTATACATCGAGTATTAAAACATATTTAAAGGAGATTATAATATGGCTAAAGTAGCAAGAGCGGCAAGAGTAGCAAGCCGTCAAAGAACAGAGGCGCTTACTGCTTCAAAAACAATTCAAACTGCTGAGACTGGTGAGTTATATTTAATAGATGCCAAAGCATTAACAATAACCCTACCAGATCCCCAAGAAGGTGCATACTTTACTTTTATCGTTGGTAGCAAGCACACTTTACATACTGCTGCAACCTTGGTTACAATCAAGACTGGTGGTGCAACGTTGGAAGGTTCTGGAACTTACATGAAAAATGGTGACACCGTTGTAAGAGCAATTCACTCTACAGCAGCGACACATGACACCATAAAAGTAACATCTTCGACTGCTAGTAGTTCTGATAAGTTGTTCCCCGGTTCTAAATTTGAATTTTGGTCAGACGGCACCAACTGGTATGTCCATGCTGCTATTTTTGTAGGCGGCGATGCACTTATAGCGTTTGCATAAGAGGTAACTAATGGGTCGTAGAAAGAAAAGAGCGAGACTTCTCGCACGTCGGGCAGCGCTTCTGGGAACTCCAGAAGCCGCCCCTGTGGTTGAGCAGGCACCAGTTGTAGTTGAAACTGCACCTGTTGTCGAGGAGCCAGTAGTAGTTGCTGCTCCAGTTGTTGAAGAGCCAGTTGTCGTAGAGGCACCAAAGGCTGCAAAGCCTGCTGTCGTGGAGGCATCAAAGGTTACAAAGCCTGTTGCCAAGAAGGCAACAAGAGCAAGAAAGGCAACGACCACACGTAAAAGAACTACTGCTAAGAAGACTACAGCTAAAAAATAATATTGTCTCCTTCAATATGCCCCCTCATCTAACAAGGTGAGGGGGTTTTTGTTTGCCCTTTCACTATTTACTACGAACAGGAGGCTCTATGAATGCCCACAAACCTACAACCACTTTCCGAAACTAGTGCGATAATTTTATCATCTACAGGGACGCCTTCCGCAGTTGCAGCCGCCGTCCCTTTTGGAGTCTACAATAGTTCAGACTATTTTTTAAGCGGCGCAGCAAAACAAGTAGACTTTGTTTACAAAAGATTAGGTGGAGATGTTGTAGATATTGAGTTGACGGACTCAAATGTTTATGCTGCTTACGAAGAAGCGGTTCTAGAATACTCTTACATACTTAACATGCACCAAGGTAAAAACATCTTGCCCGATGCTCTTGGTAAAGTTACGGGAACTTTTGATCACAAAGGTGACTCCCTATCTGGTCCTGCTGGGACTAACTTGCAATACGCAAAGATAACTTTATCTTATGCCAATAAAGTTGGCGATGCTGTTGCAACTATGGCTGGAATTGGTGGTACGACACCGATTTACTCTGCGTCTTTTACAACAATAAAAAACCAGCAGGACTACGACCTACAATCAATTATTTCTGGTGCGTCAGCCACAGGCTTAGACGACGCGGGCAATGCCGTGCCTTATGCTGGAAAAGTTGGAGACTCCAGAGTCATAATCGATAAAGTTTTTTATCGCTCCCCAATCGCCATGTGGCGCTTCTATGGCTACTATGGCGGCATGGGTGTGGTAGGC